AACGTAATGGTGGTCCCATTCTATTCTTTACCACTTGTGCACGAACTTTCATTCCTACAATCTTATCGTTTCCACCAACCTTCATTTTGATTTGTCCAGTACCTTTTAATCTTAATCGTACAGATGCATGGAAAGCCAGAGCCTTACCACCACTTGTAGTCCAAGGGTCACCGAACGGCATCGCGTTCATCTTCTGACGAAGTTGGTTTGTGTAAACTAATAAGATTTTCTGTCTACCAATCATGTTGGTAATTTTCCTCATCGCCTTCGAGATGATGATTGCTTTATCAGTAGCGTATCCATCTTTACCATAATCGGCTGCAAGTTCTGTTTTAGTAGAAGCAGCTGCAACTGAATCAGTTACGATGGTTACCAATCTATCTTTGGATGTTTCCCTTACCTTTTCAATAATGGTTTCGGTCATATCAAAGATTTCTTCAACTGAATCTGCAGATACGTAAAGTAATTTAGAAACGTCCACACCGATTGCTTCTAAAAATTCTCTACTTACTGCTGTTTCAGTATCAATTAGTACCGCGACCCCTCCTAACTTTTGTGTTTCAGCTAAGAGGTGAGCGGATACGAGTGATTTACCTGATTGTTCTAAACCAGTTAATTCAACAATTCTACCAACTGGCAATCCACCATACGGGCGGTTAGAAATTGCAACATCCAACATTGCACATCCAGTAGAGACCCAACCATCTACGTTAGTCGGAGCCTTGTCATCATCTAAGAAGAATGCTACCTTGTGGTCTTTGGAATTTTTATTTAAGGACTCGGCTAGAATATCCGCCAAGTCCACTTCTTGTTTTTTCTTTGCCATAAAATGGTGTTAATTAGTTGTTGAATAAATCATCAAATGCAGCAGCAACATCATCTGTTTTCTTTGTAGATTCTGCTTCAGTTACTTGAGAACCTCCCATATCTTCTGATACAGTTTGTTTAGGTGCAAGTGGTTCGTTTGATGTAAATTGGGTACCTGCATTTGCAGAACTCTCATCAGTTGGGTTTAACCATCCTTCTAATACACCTTTTAATTCATCGTAAGATAACTCTGAATATAATTCAGTAATTTCAGTTTGATTTTCAATGAAATCAGTTGCTTTTGTAGCATCTTCTGAAATCGGTGTTTGTGATGGTTTAACTCTGATAGTAGTTGTTGGGTAAGAAGTACCTCCATCCTCAGCAGATACATACTCGATAGTTAAATCTCTACCACTTGTTGGGTCAGTAATATCACCATAATCTGGGTCTGCAATATAACCAAGAATTTCTTGATATACAGTTTTACCAAATCCCCAAAAACGAACTCCTTCTCCTTCTTCACCTCTTACGATGACAGGTACGAAAGTTCTCAACTTTGGCTCCATAGCCTTGGCTGCCTTCCAATCCTCTTTATCACCCATTCTTTTAAGTTTGTCTGCAAACTCTACAATAGGGTCAGGTCTACCGAAAGACATCGGAGAAAGATAAGTTTTGTTGTTAATGTTGTAGTGGAAATAAAGTTCGATGAAAGGGTTATCTTTGTTGAACTTGTAAGGTGCAATCCTAACTTGGTGTTTACCTGGAGTTGGTTTCCAGAGGTTATCGGATTTGCGTTGTGTGTTTTGTAGTTTGTTCAGTCTACCTCTGATTGCGTTAATGTCTAATGCCATCTTGTTTAAATTTAAATGTTAATTATTAAGTGTTTTACGGTTTTATTTACGAGTCTTTTCCTACTCGCGGTGTGTACATATAAGTATAAGATTTACCGAAAATCTTACACTAATTTTGTTAAAGTTATTAACTATTTTGTTGATAAGTGTGAGATACACCTCTCACTCATTTACCATGTAAAGATACAAATATTTAATGGGATATCCAAATAAAGTTTGAATTATTTTTTATTCTATCAAAATCATTTATCCAAAATGAATATTCCATTTATGCAGCAATTTTTTTTGATTGAACTGCATTACCCCACATTTTCATTTCATAATATGAAAACTCAGGATAAGTTACAAGACCAGTTAATGACTTCATATCTGATTCAGAAAACACATATCCATTAAAATTAGTTGGTAAGTGTTGTGGTCTTACTAATTTTTCAAATAACTCCGGCCAATTTTTTTGACTTGTTTCATTATTATGATAAACAACAACCTTAAACTTAGTCTGTATTGGGTTTCCGTTTGATATTCTATTCATTTGTTCTTTAAAATAGTCATCTATCCATCTATATAAGTGTGGGTTACCTGATGAACAATGTAATACAAAGGTATCATCGTTATTTTTACGAAATTCTTCGGCTTTGTTTTCAATTACATTTTTATGAGTAGTAGTATAGTCATATACAACTCTACCCAATTTCTTCCAATCTTGTTTTGTGATTGCAGTTTGTGTGTTTTTGAAAACAGTATCTACTTGACCAGATGTCAAGCCTAATAACATTAATCGTTGTCGCATCTCTGCAGTTTCCCACGAATGTCCATTCTTATGATGAAATAAACACTCCTTAACACCATCTTTACTTGAGAAAGGTTTACCGGGTGTAAAATCTGCATTTAAATTATTACCTATCATATCAACTTCTGAATCTTGTAGTTCTTGACCAATTGATTGGGGTATTAATAGACACTCTATTAGAGTATCACCAGTATGTCCTTTATTCTCATCTTTTGTTTTATATAATGCAGTTCTTGTATGATTGCCACTAACTAAAAGTTTTTCATAGAATACTCCCTTATATGTTATATTTTCTAACAATACTGGCATATCACGACTACCAATTCTATTTCTAATTTTATCTACAATCTTAGAAAGGTTCTCATCATCTATTTCAAGTTCTCGGATTTGAACTTTGGCTAAGTCCATTAAATCATTTACTGAAATTTTAATAATATCATTTGTGGAAAAGTTGTATAAGACTACATCGTTTCTATATGTTCTTATACCATCAATTTCATTAACTAAAGAATTTATAAATTCAATATTAAGTTTTCTTATTCCTGGTTTACCATTCCATTTGTTAAAATAAATTGGGTTTTTAGCTGCATTAACTGAGGTTAGCATTTCAAACTCAATCTGCTGACATTCTTTTACAGAACCCCATTCTAAAATTTCATATTTAAGAATATCTAGTTCTCCACTTGCAAGAATTTGTTTAAACTCATTACAAGTAGATGATGTTGTGTATATATCATCACCTTCTTTATGGAATCCAATATACATTCTACCATCTTTTATATATGTAATTCTATACACATATGAAGTACACCCGATTGGTTGTCTTAGAATTCCAACGGGTTTTTGAAATTCTGTTGGTGGATTGAAAAGCATCATTTCCAAATTCCATCCTTTTGTTTTTTGTTTTTTCATAGTTCCTACGAATTTAAATTAATAATTAAATAAAAATCTCAACGGGGTTACCACCAAGATATATAAATATACGAAGAAAAGTTGATATATCCAAATGATTTACCAACTTTTTTTCATTTTATTAAGAGTTTAAAAGATATTTCTTTGTTTTCTTCTCAACAACTTCAGAAACCCTAACCAAGTGTTTAAAGTTATCTTTTTCTTCAAGAGTATGTTCTGCTCGTATTATATTGTCCTTCTTATGTTCTTCAGGAGTAACATACCATGTTACAAACAAGTGATAATTTTTAGGTAACCACTCATTTACCATATAGTCAATATCAAAGTTAGACCTCTCAAAGTTTCTTCTTATTTCTTCTGAAACTGCAGTTACACCATAAAAGTGGTCTTTTACTAATTTAGAAGATTTTCCGTTTTTGATAAACTCATAACAATCTTTACTACATAAACCAGAGTTGACATACTTGGAAGAATGAAGCATGTTGTAAGCAAAACTCAATCTTCTGATTTTTGTCCATCTTTCTTCTCGCCATTCGTTAGATATATCAGACCTTGTTAATAAGAATTTCAGCTCACCAAGATTATTTCCAAAGTCTAATTTCATCAACTCACTATATGAGTTCCAAATACTCTTACCATTTTTACTATTATAAAATATTTCACTAAACTTTGTCATTATATCTACTTTTAAATCTTATTACATAGTAAATATACGACAATATTTTGATTATTCAAAACAAAAAATGTTAAAGTTTTGTTAAAATTTTACTTACCCCATTTACCATTCTTCACTATTTGGGCAATAATCCCATAGACTGATAAATCCATAAAGGTATCATCAACTGCTTCACCAACGTTATCTTTTTTACCTAATACAATTAGGTTTTTGATTCGTTGTACTTTATCATTGATTCTGAAGAATAAACCAGTTAAAGAAAGTTTAACATCTTCATCCGTTGCAAGTTTAGTTCCTGCTGCGATATTATCTGGTCCATAATTATCTTGTTTCATACAAAATAATTCATATTGAGTGAACATTATTCTTTTGAATTCAGTTGTCATTTCTGGATACTCAGCCTCAACACGCTGCATTAGTTCAGGGTCATCGAACTTAACAATCTCATATTCCTGTTCGCCAATGGGTTTGATATTTAACTTATGTTCTCTTTTATTAGAAACTACTGGTGTTTTTACATTGATACCTTCAGCTGTTTTCATTACTTTATTAATATCAACTTCGGGTAGGGTATTTTTTTTACTCATAATTTTATAACTTTTTGATTATTTTATTGTATAAAGATACGAAATTGTTTTTGATTATCCAAATATAATTAAATTAAAGTATTAATTACTTTTACATTATAATCTGGTTTGTGGTAGAAATTACCAGAGAAAGATATTCTTTCCTCATCAGATGTGTAAAATGGATATACACAATGACCTAAGTTTGCAGGAAAAATTAATATAGTTCCTTCCATTGAAGTATCACCTGGTATTATTTTTGTGTCAACTTTACCTGGGGCAATATCATAAATAAATGCAAAACTTCCATTAGTTTTTAGTGTTTCATTTGTACCAGGACCATATCTAAATTCTTCTTCATGTTTATATGGAATCTTATACCATATTACAAATGAGAAATCTCCACTATGATGGTGAAGTGGATTATATTCATACTTTTTCTGAAAGTTTACCCAAGAATCTTCTTTAAATCTAAATTCAAACTCAGTATAACTTTTTGGGGTTTTATATGCAGATTCTATTTGAATTATTTGAGATTTATATTCTTTAAGAGAATTAAAGATAAAATCCTTAATTTCGGATGGATATTCTATATTATACTCATCATCAATCTTACCTGCTAATTTATGATTGAGAGTTATCGATGAATCACTTCGATTTAAATCCGATAATACTTGAGATAATTGATTCATCATTGAACTATCCAATTTTTTCATGATAGCCCAATCAGTTCGCGATAATTGTTTCAACATATGTAACTAATTTAGTTATACAAATATACGAATAATATTTTAATTATCAAAATATTATATAAAAAAATCTACACAAATTTCTTCATGTAGATTTTTTATTAAGTTTAAGTATCCTTTAAGATAAGTGCTTTTCTTTAATTCTATTTACAATTTCATTAAAAGCTAAAGAACATTCTGTCTTTTCTTCAACAGATATTTCACTTATTCGTGAATATATAATTTCATTTTTTCTTTCTATTATTTCTGCCATGATATATTTCCTTATTATTTTTTATTATGTACTAATATTCCGTTTGCATAGAAGTTGTGATTATCAGAAACACTTAATAAGTTATAAACCGTGTGTGTTTCCTCAAGTACTTCAACTGTTGAAATTAATGACTCACTACCATCTACTTTTTTACAAACATCAAGTGGTTGCAATTCTCCAGCTTTAACCCAACCCTTACCTTCTACAAAGAATGGATGTTCTTCAGTTGTAGTGATGATATTTTCATTATCAAGAGTTAATCTTATTACAGAAGTAGCTTCATGTTTCGTTAAATCACCAACAATACCGATTTCATTTTCACCAGTAGATTCGTTGTATGTAATAACCTCATCTCCTGCACTTACATCTTCAATGTTTTTTACATCGTTATTACCTAATGATATTTCAGTCCCAGAAATGAAACAAATAACGGGCCCACCTGAACATTGTCTACAAAACGAATCACACCAATAGTTACCACATGCTGCCCATGTACATCCAGTACATACGTTGTGCATGATTGAGTATTCATCATTGTTTACATCTACCATAAAGTAATCATATGGTTCGAAATCTAAGTTATAGATTCTTTTAGAATCAAATATAATATCTAAAGATGTTATTTCTCGTGTAGTAATAGCATTACTATCCTTATTTACAGTTACTATCTTATCACCAATTAAAAATTTATTTACAAATTCAAAACGTGTATTATTAGAACCCGATTCTTCAATAACATATGCAGTACTTGGAGTATCTACCCAGCTTGAACTGTCTTCTAATCCGATTTTAATAAAGAAGTCATTTATTTCTTGAGATTCGGATGATATCAATGATGATGATACGTAGGTTAATGAACTTGATATTTCTGCTAATGTAGTAGCATGAGTAGGTAGTGATTCATTGGAAGCATCACCATATTCAAGTTGTAATGTTTTGATATAATCACCTACTTGTATATTTGATACATTTTCAGTAGTACCATCATACATCAAAATATCAGACTCTTCATCCGTATGATAAATCATTGTTTTAACATCGGAAGTTGAGTTTTTATTTAAATACTTTGACCTACTTTTTTTATTTAAATCTACACCATTTTCATTGAATTCATTTTCACAAAAATCTAGTGGTATCAGTGCAGAGTGCCTATACCCCCCTAAATTAATAACATCCAAGTTAGAACCATATATAATATCAATACTTCTAATTACACTCCAATAACCATCAACTATGTTAGAATCAGAATCAATAAATTCTTGAAGTAAGTTATTTTGACTTAAATCTGATTTAGTTGTATCAAGAGAATCATTGGATGGATATTTTGATAAATTTGGTAAAGTTTGTCTATCGTAGTGAGGATATCTTGCTTTTTCTACAAGATTTGGATATGATGTATCGTTTATATCCAAACTATCTAATGTATCCATTGATAACTCATCTGATGAGAAATATGTCTTAGGAATGTATGATGAACCACTCATTAAAGAGAAAAATTCAAACTTATCTGCACAATATGTAGAATCTACAAGTGCAGATGTATCATATGCCTGTCTTAATATGAATTTATTGGGAGCATCTTCAATTGCTGGTACAGTAACAGACCCAATTGGGACTTTATGAGCAGTGTATTCTATATTAAATTCAGTACACTTTTGTTTTATTCTTGTTTCGAATACAAATTCGGAAGAACCATTTGGTGCTGCAGATTTTTCTTCAGTATATATAAAGTGAAATTCAGTAATATTATTAGAAGTAAGTACGTTGAATAATAAATCGTAATCTAAATATTGTGCTCCACTATTGTATATAGCGGCATTTGTATTCATTTCTAATAGTTTTACTGAGTCATTGTCATTCAGTAAATCAGTTCCAAGTATTGTAGCTTTCATATTATGTTCTCGCTAATTTTTTATTGTTATAGTAATAAATATAAACTTTATTAAAATAAGGTATTTGTTTTCTTAATGTGTGTATTGAGATTATGTTTTTTATCTACATTTTCCCATTTTTTAAGAGGACATGGATTAATTGCATTAGAATATATTTTCTTTTGTAGAGGACACCCACATTCTCCACATATCATAGACCAGTTTTTATTTGAAAAAATTTCTCGTCTTGAAGGGCATTCACTACATATTGAATATCTATCATTTGCTCGCGAAAGTTGTTCGGGAGTTGGATTAAATGAAGTTACCCACGCGTTTAATATTTCTTTTATGTTTATCACAATAGTGTAGTTTGTTTCTTATAAGTATGAAGGTTAATAGAAACATTTGCACAAATTGCAATACGCTCTCCTTTAGAATTCGGAATAAAATTTGGAACATGTAAATCATTAGGACCAAATAAAATTATATCACCAGTTTCTGGTAATATCCCAAATTCGTTATTATTAGAATCTCTAAACATCAATTTTCCCTCATCTCCAGATAAATCAGTTGGCACTTTTAAATAAAAACAATAAGTCCAATTAGTTTTTATATTTGGTATAGGAGTTGATGTAGTTGTTGTTAGTGTTATGGGATGAGAATGAAACGTTAGTGCAGTTTTTGGTTGAGTTGTAGTATTGTTCGAATAGTAAATCCAATGTTGTTCTACCCAAGTATCAATCTTTTCATCAGTTAAGTTCATTAACTTAGTTACCAATTGCCTACCATATTTCTTGACATGGTTTATTGCGTTACTCTGAATATGAAATGCAGATGTAGTGTAATCATTATTACCAATTAAGATATGATTTTGTTTGGTTTTATCAATTAATTCTTCTTGAGAATATTTCCAATCGTATTTTGATTTATAAATCGTAAGTGAATCACTTAACTTAATTTCTTGAATATCCATTAGAATAATTTTTTATCTTTCTTAAAATTACCACCACTAACAAGAGAATATGCATATGAATCAAAAACAGTCATTGTATCATTTGCAGGTATTTCCAATATCTCTCGTAACTTATCTTTATCAAAAATCCTTAATCTATTATCCTTATCTAATAGTTTAGTTAATTTTTCAGGCAGAGTGTGAGATTTGTAATCTTGCCAAAACTCGGTATCGTTTCTATCACAAACATAATGATATTTTATGAAATGATATATCTGTTCATTGAACCTTCTAACAAAAAGGTTATACCTATCTCTATCTTCTAAGTTTAAATGGCCTACTCGTAACTGTTCTAACTGATATATTAAGGTCATTATAGATGTTGCTTCAAGTGGTTCAAAAAAACCTCCAGCCAGACCAAGTGCAATTGAGTTACCAACCCACACATCTTTAAAGTAACCAGATTCAAATTGTATTTTCTTACTAAAAGTTATTTCTTTATTAAAGTATTCGTTAACTTCTTGTTTTGCAGTATCTACATCAATGTACTTATAAT